TTAGGTCTTGATGCAGGCGAGCAACGCAACGTTGCGCGGACGTGCTTCCGTGCCGCCGTTGGATTGAATCGAAATGCCTGTAGCTGCCGCATAAATGCCGATACCCGTACCGGATACGCCAGTCAGCGCGCCGTTGTTGTTGGATGCGTTGACGTAACCGCCATTCGATCCGACACCGGAACCGATGTAGCTGGCACCAAAGTAGTGTTGGTGGCCTGGATCATAGACGCCGTGGGCGTGGCCCGGATCAGACACACCGTGGGCGTGAGCCAAGTTTTGCGAACCCTGCACGGAACCTAGTGCACGACCGGCATCAATATTTCGTCCGCTATCGAGGCCACGAATGAACTCACCACGCAGATCGGGCAGGTTGAACGTCGTCGAGCCGTCACCGGCACCGAATGTCGTACCGATTGTCGTAAACAGACGAGCGTATGTGGTACGCGACACAGCCGTACCATTTGCAGCTAGATAGCCTGTTGGAGCGGCAGCAGACGCAACGTAAATGACACTAGCAGTGGGTACGATTGCATCGAGAACCGCTTGCAAGCCGGTAATCGTTGCAACGTCCTGTGTACCAGTGTGGTTCGCACGAGACTGATACCAAACGCCCTCCTGACCATCCAACTTGTCGGAGTCCAAGCCAGAGCCAGTGCCATCATTGGCTGTCGTGAAGACCGGCAGGCTGTTGACGGTCATTCCGGTTGTAGCTGCGACGGTGGTAGCAGAAATCGCTCCGAACGATGGGTTAGCAGAAGCCGTCACCATTCGGAACTTGCTGCCGTTGTAAGTGACCATCACCGGCAGTTCAGCAACGAGATCGCCCGCCTTCAAGGCAGTACCATCACCCTGCACGAGGTCTTCAGCAGGCATCCCGTTGATGCTGAGGGTCACTGGACCCGTGTTTGTCGCGTTGACGAAGAACGAGAAAGGCTCGCCTCTAAAATAGTCGACGGGTGGAACATCGTAAGTCAGCGTGTAGGCGTTCGTATTGTTCGTCAGCAGGCCGAAAAAGCCTGTGCGATCGGCTTTGCGCTTTGCGGCACCCATTCCGGCGCGAATAACAGCGGGAACCGCACTCGGCGCGGAAGTCGTTGCAATCCCGTTTGGAGATGGGGAAGTGTTTTGAGAATCGCTCTCGTTCCACCGAGGGTCTGTATAATCTACCATTTTTCACCACTTTATTATTTTTGTTGTTGGGTGCTTCCCGGTCTTATGACCGGGGCATTTCGGTTTATTCGGAGTAGCCAATCTCCCGGAAATAGTCGTTGATCGCGACGGCCAATGCGTTGTCAGAAGTGCTCGCTGCGACCTTGCCAAGTTGCTTCAAGTGTCCCTTTAGGCCACCACGAGACATTTCCTCACGAGGAATCTGCGACAGCCAACGCACAGTCTCAGGACTGGTCAGCATTTTCGCCTGCCAACGCTTGTAGCTGTAGTTTGCGCCCTTACCGGCTGCCGAAATCGCGAATGCCTTTGGGCCGACAAACAGCGAGCCAATGAGCGTAGTCTTGTCGAAGGGATTCATCGCGGAGAGCGCGTTCGCCGCCTTGGTCGTGTTGGAGTGATTGTCCATCCGACGATAGCTCTTCATATTGTCGGCAACGCGAGCAAGACGGTCCAAGTCCTGACGATACGGAGAGCGAGCAGTGCCGTGGAACATTGCGTCCTTCGCCTCGTCTGACATCTTCGCCCAACCCTGGAGCATTCGCGTTGGATTGAAATTGCCGGAGGCGTCAACTCCCATGCGCTCGACGGTCGAGCCGGTCAGCGTGTTCCACAAGTCGGAACCGCCTTCGGTGCGCTCAATTTGACGGCGAACCGAATTGATGCGGGTGCCACCCTTGTTGACCTGACCGAGAACCCAATCCGCGGCCTGTTCCGGTGTCTGTGCCTTTAAGATCGGATCAAGCGAATTCTTCGTAGAATAGATGCTTGTCGGATCACTTGTGCGACGGAAACGATTATTGGCCTTCTTCCAAGCCTGAAACGCATCACCTCCAACGGACTGCGCTGTCTCGCCCATGTCCTTAGCCAGAGCTGTATAGAGGCCCTGTGCACGATCACGCAGAACTTGATCCACACCGGGATCGTTTGCGATTGCACCGATGTTCGTGCGGGCCTGCTTCAGCGTGTTGAAATTGATGCCAGAACCAATGTCATCGACAATGGCCTGCGTCTGCTCGATCACGGAATCCAGTGATTTCCCGTTGTTGAGAACCGCTGATTTGCCCATTGTCTTACGCTCGGCCTGCAATTCATCCAGAAACTGACGCGTGTTCGTGCCGCTAGCTGGGGCATCACCGGTCAACTTACCGACCTGATCATACAGATAGTCGTTACGTGCCTTGGATGCGGATTTGTAGGCCGCCGATTGGTCTTTCAGGGCTTGCCCCAGTTCCTGACGAGTAAGCGTCTGTGGGTTAATATCACCAACAATGCGGCCAGCCTCGTTGTCCATCGCGCCGAATGCTTGGCCGATACGGTCCTGAATCTGCTGACCTGCACGAGTCGCAGCTAGTGCCTGTTCCTTCAATGCCGTGTTCGGTGCCCCGCTGACCATACCTGCTGTGGGCTCGACACCAACGCCACGGAAGTCCGCAGCACGTTGAGCTGCCAAAGCCGGATCGTCTGCTTGACCAGCTACAAATCTACGAGGACCGTCCTTCACGGAGTTTGAAACACCACGAGCCGCTTTGCTGACAAGGGGCGCGGCGATCAAACCAAGACCTTCGCCACCTGCATTGAGGCCGAACGTCTTTGCGGCATCCCAAGCCTGTTCGCCGCCCGTACGAGTGTCCTCGTTACCGAAAAGGTAGTTCGCAGAACGTTGTGCGGCCTCGCGACCGATTGTGGCACCTGTACCGGCACCACCAATTGCGCCTGCGGTTGTACCCACGACTGGTGCAGCTGATCCACCAATAGCGCCGAGCACGGCACCACCTACAGCGCCAGCAGCCTCGCCCGCTTCTGGAATAAGACTCGCAAAGTCACCCATGCTCGGAATCCAACCCGGCTTATTATAGATTATCGTCTTGCCGGTCGCCGGATCGGTCATAATGAAGTTATCGCCGCTATAGGGCTGAGCATCGGGATAGGACTTACGGAGTGCGGTAAGGCGATCTTCCGGTTTGTCGAGAGCGCCAACCCTTGCGCGCACACCAGCCGGGGCCTCTAGATTGGGATCGATGTCAGCGGACGAGAGCGCCTTCGGTGCCTCATCGACAATCGGATCGCTTTCCCATGGAGCCGCTTGCGAGGTCTCCTGTACGATCGGATCGTTTTCCCACGGCATAGCTGTGCGATTGCTTTTTGTGTCTGCCATTATGCGAGTCTCCCGCCGAGAAGACCCAGATATTGCTCCCACGGCTTGTATGTTTTTGCTTGTCCCATACTTAGCTGCTGGACTTGGACCGGCTGGGATTGGAGCAAACCGCCACGAGGAGTGTCGTCCTGTGGCTGTTGCTGATTCATAGCGAGCGCAGAGAATTGCAGCATCGCCGGCAATCCCTTCGGAATTTCAATGCCCAGCAAGCCCTTAGAGGCGTCGGCAGTTGCAGGAGGCGTTGCTGGTACGTCGGATGCAGCTACCGTAGCGGACGGCGTTCCTGAGGACCCTGCGACTGCTTGGGGCGCAGTGTTACCCGCAGCTGCTACTACCTCTGCGATAGGGTCGATCTGCTTCGACTGCACCTGCGCCATCATCGAGGACGGAGCGCCACCATACGCCTTGGAAAGCCACTCAGGCGCGTTCGCGCTTTTTCCGTCAGCACCCCAAACACCCGGCGTGCCACCCCCAATGTGCATTGACCCCGGCTGCATATAGCCGGGACCAGCACCGAAACCGGTAATGCCGTTGGCTTTGCCCTGACTTACGATCTGTTCGAAGATTGGACGGTCAGATTGATTGGCCCAATCCAACTTTCGACCGTCTTTGTAGAAGAAGGCATCAGCTGCGCCGCCGTGATCGTGGCGAACACTACCCGTTCTAGGACCGCCCTCTTCCTTTGTGGGCTGACCACCGGAAAAGACTTCCATGGTGACGCCCATCTTCTGCAAGTATGCGAGGCGCTTGGCTAGGTCGTCGTCGAGCGGTTGATTGCGGGTGGCTCCCTGATTTCGATAGGTTATGTAATCGGCCATTATCACCTCGTCCCCTTTTCGGGGCTTCTCAATTATCGCTTAGTGCGCTTCACTCCCTGCGGGTCGATGTAGACGGTGCCAGGAGCAAGTTTGTTGAAGTCCTCAACGCCTCTGATCGACGGAAGCGCAGCATTATTCGTGCTGCCAGTCGTAGCCGGGGAAACAACATTACCTTCGGCAGCTGCCTTCTCGTCCTCGGTCAACGCATTCAAACCGTATGTGACCGGATGACGTGCAGGGCCATTGCCCTGACCATGCACGAGGTCCATCCAGAGATTGCGGAAGTTGTTCAAGTTACGAATGAACTCTGGACGCGATTGCGACTGCTCAAGTGTCGCGTATGCGGCCTGAATCATCTTCTGTTCGCTGTCCGATGGGCTACCCATGCCAGCGCCGGTCGGAGACTCGTCACGCATCTTCTGCAACGTCGAGAGCGAAGCATTCGCCTTGAGCGTTTCGAGGGCCGCGCGGACGTTGTTGGAGCCTGTACCGCCGACGTTGCTCAACATGCTGCCAGTAAAGCCGGTTGTCGGGAGCCAAGACTCTCCATCAACACGGAGAACGTTGTTAAACGCTGTATCAACTGCGTCAGACGAAACCTGTGCGTGATCGCTCTTCTTGTCCTTCGCGTCCGCTGCCTGAGCGTTCTTGATTGCATCAGGGCTACCCGGAATTGCTTCCATGTATGCGCCGTTCGGACCTTCAACCAATCGATAGCCCGGTGGAATCGTGCCGTATTTGTTGCCGTCGTTTACGTTGACAGTGGTTGCGCTCGCACGCTTCTGCGACAGGGTATAATCTTCGAGGCCGATTGTTGGCAGGCCCTTGGCCTTGCGCTCTTCGTTAACCGCGTAGAGTTCCTTCTGATCGTCAGTCCACGCATTGCGGTTGCCCAACGACGTACCGGTTGCTTCGGATTGCCTAAGCGACTGTGCGCCTTCGTGGAATCCGGGTGCAGCCGTATAAGTTTGACCGTTCCAAACCAGACCTTGCTTCGCGGCCTCGTTGTCCAAGAAATTCATTTGCTGGAAAATCGGGCGTGCGTTGTCGCCGTCACCCAACGCCATTAGGCCGTTATATTGAGCCTGATACGTTGCACGCTGACGATTGATCTGTCCGGCAAGATCGCCGCCACCAGCTGGAGCCGACACTACAGGCGAACCACTGGCAGGAACAGAAGCAGCGGTAGCGCCAGTGCTGCTACCTCCGTTAAAACCTACGCCACCAAACAAACGCTGACGAGCCGCAGCCGCTTGTGCCGCGAGTTGTGCCTTTTGCACTTCTGCCGCGTTGTCGATGCCGATCTTCTTTGTAGCTGCATCCTTGTAAGCGCGATCACTGAGGCTGTCCTTGTAGGCTTCATAGCCACCGAGACCGGAAGCAACGCCCTGAGCCAAGTCCTGACCAAACGAGTGAGGCTTATCGGATGGACCACCAGCAGCCATCAAACCAGCAGACGCGCCAAGCATACCGCGCAATGCTGCCTGCTTGCTGTCCTCGTCCTTGAAATTGAGGAGACCGCCGAAAGCAGTTGGACCGCCCTTGCCGTCGTTCAACCCCAACATTCCACCGACGCCGGAAAGCATTCCTGCTTGAGCGGGAACGGAGCCGGTCTGCGTGGGATAAACAGCTGGTGTTGCCGGGGTCGCTGCCGTAACAGGAGTTGCGGGTGTTATTGGGACTTGGCTGTTTTGACCAACTTCCGGCATCGCGCCGCCCATTGCACCGGGCAAACCCTTCAGTGCGGCTAGGATATCGTCAAAATTACTGAACATAAACGGGATCTCCTGCTAGAGCGCCCAAATGCACGTGCTTGACGCCGTCGATCTCGATCACCGCATGCGGACGAGTAATTTCGACATCCTGAGCCATAGGGCCGATGTAAATCTGTTTCGTGGGGTCGTTGATGTAGGTGAACTCGTACAGCGCAGTGCCGTCGATCATCGAGCCACAACGCTTGATGTTTTCCTTCTTCCGACGGTCGCAGAGTGCGAGCAGCGAAGCCAAAGCGCCGATGCCACCAATCGCCGTCGACGTGCCATTGGAAAAATACGGCTTCGTTGTAGACTGAGTATTGAAGCCACCCGTCGTATAGGCGTTGATGGCTTGCATTGCGTTGTTGATATCTTTGTACTCGCTGGCGTCCCAACGATTGATTTTGTCCTGTAGCTGCAAGTCCTTGTAGGCGTCCTGCTGGGCGCCAACACCTGCAAGTTTCTCGGCGTCCAGATAATCCAAGTTGCGCTGATCGCCCGCCATGCCTGCACCGGCTAGCTGAGTGTTTGCCTGCGCGTTCTGACCCGACATAAGAGCGGAAGCCGCATTGTTGCGGGAATCCTGCTGACCCTGAGACAAGTTGCCCAACATGCCAGTAGCGGAGATCGCGTTCTGCGCGTTGCTATCGTAGAGGCCACCAATGCTCTTCTGTGCGTCGAGCATGTTGCCGCGCTCAGTCACGTAGTTGCCGTATGCGATATCGCTGGCATTCTTCGCCATCGCATCTGTAAGCGTCTTTTCCGCTTTGTTGCGGACACTAGCGAAAGCGCCGGAACCGGAACGACCGGCCTTCGCAAACTGACTATTAATACCGGGAGCAATCTCGCTCTTGAACTGATCAATAAGCGGATCGTTTGCGTTCTTGATCGCCTGAGCCAGATGCGGATTGCTATTCAGGTAATCACCGTTGGCCGTTCCCTGCAACATTGCTGTAGCTGGATTGCTCTGACCAGTGAGAATATCGGACAGGCTCTGCGCGTTGCCGGTTGCAGTATTCGTGAAGCCAGTTCCAGCCTTCAACGTGTTAGCGCCGGTCGGATCGAATGCAGCGCCGGTCGTAACATTATTGACCGCATTATGGGCATTGCCGATCAGAGGAGAACCATTTGTCGCCGTATTGATGATCGAGTTCTGAGCATTCTTCGTTGCATCGCTCAGATCGATGACAGTTGAGCCGGGGTAGTAACCGGGCTTTCCATTCGAGTACGCGTCATCAAGTTGCGCATAGTATTTTTCGATATAGGGCGACGCGATTTTCGACGGCTCTGTCGTCGTCGTCTGCGTCGTTTGCTTTGGTGCACTCTGCATATTCAAAATTCCTTAAACATGACGATGGATGAAAATTCGAAGCCATGTGGCTCAAGCACGCGCTGCCAACCGGGTCTGCCGAAAAGCAAAATGCCGTCGCAGTGTTGAGCCTTCGCGGCTTGGGTGATCACGGGGATGCCGTCGCTTACGATCTCTCGCAGATCACCACCGGCCAGGACAACGACGCACACAGGGCGTCCGTCCCACTCCATGTTTTCTGTGATTGCCGCACAGTTATCGCCTACCCACAGTCTGTAGCCCCCGCTCAAAAGACCGGCCAAGATATCCCGCTCGGCATCTTCCTTCCCTGCTTTCAACTGGGCTTCAATCAGCCAACCACGGACACGCGGATATTCGGTTTCATACTCCTCGTTCGTCGTGATCAGTCGTATCGCCACTCTTACCCTCTCAAAAAATCACGTATCCGAACGTCCTGTTGGCCGTCGCATTGCTGGCATGAAAGACCGTGAATTGCCCTGCTCCTGCCGTGTAGGAGTAAGTCACGCCAGCCGCGTTCGGATGGGCCGGAGACAAGACAACGACACTTTGCGGTGTGGCCTTCGCGTTCGTGATCACCGTCGACGCAACGTCGGTCGCAAACGTTACGGTGCCGGTAGCTGGCAGGCTGCTACTAATAGCGTTCACACCATCAACCAGTTGGTCTGTGAGAACCTTCACATCGCGAGGTGTATGATTTTGTTTTAGTTTCAGCAACTTACCGGCTCCTTTGCCATATTTAGCGGAAACCGGCTGGAACAGCGTCGTATTGGAGGCTCGTAGCCTGCGTGTAGTTGCCAGTCAGAACCAAACGAACTCGATGGAAGCGACCTTGCTGGCGAATAGTGCACCAGCCCGATTCATTAGGTGCGGCCATCTGGCTCCACACGACTTCGCTATTCGAGAGCAACCGAGAGCCGACACGTGCTGTAGCACTGCCAACGCCATCAAAGATCGGACGAACGCGAACAACGACAGTGCGATCACCCTTCACGCCTTGGTACATCGCCTGTAGCTGCTGAAGCAGAAATTGCTCTGAGGTCTCGATTGTCCCCGTCTTGTTGTCGCCGGTAAACAGATAGACAGCGCCCGAAACGGTTATGCCTGCCAGCTGGCTATTGCCGCCGGCCCATGTCGGGGAATCGAATGGAGCAGGCATATTTTCGATTGTGCCGAACTGATCTAGCTGCTCGATAGTCCACGGCAGCGTCACACTGTTGTAGATAAAATCAACTTCGGAATCGGCCTCCGTGAACTCGCCAATCGCGTAGTTGTAGATGAGCATCTTGTCGGGCGTTCCGTCGATGGCATCATTGCTGGAATAGCACCAGTAGATGAGTTTCTTGGACGGATCGGCTGCAACGCTCATGTACGAGTACTGAGCCGTGTTGACGTAGCGGTGGAAATATTTGTCGATCTTGCCCTCGCCAATACCTTCTAGGTTTGGCGAACCATCATAGACGTACCAGCCATCATCACTGAGAAAGGCAACATTGCCATTGCCAAATTCGATGATGCTTTCGGGCACCGCACAGCCCTTGCCGGTGATGATTTCGTCAAACTGCCAGATCAGCGGAGTGCCGACGTAGGTCATTTTGACGATGGAATCTTTCATGAAGATCGTCACGTCCTCGCCGCCAACAATGCCTTGGATCACACCAGAGCCGTTGTTGATGTCTTGGAAGTCCGCTTGCGTGGTAAGCGAGAAGTCCCAACTCGTCGGCTGATCGAGACCGGACCAACGCACACGATAGGGAATGTCGCCGTCGAAGGAATCGTTGGTGTTGGCGACAACTACGAAGCCGCGCGATGTCGTGATGTAGCGGGCCTTAACCAGCGTTGTGAGGTCATCGAACTGCTCGTCCTCGTTCATGTCGATGAACTGAGGCGGGTTCACAAAATTCGTGCCGACTGCCCACGAGCCGTACTTCGTGAAATTCCACTTCTCCGATCCCGATGTGTAAGGATCAGATCGCGAAACGTCCTGCCACGACAAATCCGATGGGCTGAGTTTGAACAATCCTTCTGCGCAGCCCGTGTAAACTTTGCCGTTGCCAGCCAAATCCTGACCGCTGACCGCGCCGAGCGGACGAGAAGGAAGCACGGCGTTCGAAAACAACGATACGCGCTTCATCGGCTCGTATGCGACCGAACCATTGAGAGCGCCGATAGCTGGCAGCACATTTCGTGCGACAGTGACGCCGGGGTTGTTCAGCGCGGAGATATCAGGACGCCAAGGGCCAAAAACGCTATCGATCACCATGAGGACAACTCCTCAATGATCGTGTTGCCGTAAGCGGTCACACGCAGATTATCCTTGACCACCGCAGACAGGGCATCCGAAGTCAGGTCTTTCTCACCCTGTTCGGCGTCGAAGTCTTTGAGCCAGTGATAAGCCTGCGCAAGCGATGCACGCAGATACACAGTCGGGAAGTACGTGATCAGCCAGTTCGTGGGATTGGCCGTGCTGAGCGACGGCAGACGTTCGTAATAATAGAGGTCAACGCTATAGTCCGTGCTTGGAGCAGGACGGATTTCCAGCGTTGTACCGGTGACGACATAGCCGAGATCGCAACCAAGATTATCGTTCTGAAAACTCAGGAGATTAACGCGCTGTCCATTTACTAGGATGCGGCGGGCTTCCTGAAAGTCCGCCGGCAACGTCGGTGACTCGCCCGCAGGGACAGCAAGTGTGACCTTCTTTTCCATACGGTAGTGCGTGAGAATAGGACGCAGGGCCTCTTCCGCGAGCATCACGCAGAGGTCGCCGGGAGCACCGGCCCCAACGGTGTAGGATTCAATAGCCGAGAGGAGGTCGGAATAGGTCTGGATGGCCATCGTTAGACCCTCAGACTATTCGTGCGGAACTTGGCGTTGTCGCTATCATTGAGGAAGCGGGCAATTGCCTTATCGTCCTGCGTGATCCCCTCCGCCTGCATCTGATAGTGCAGCGCGGTCGGAACCGATGCGATCTTGACCATGTTGCCAAGTTTGCTGGTTTTGGAGAAATCGTTCGCCTCTGCGCGGTTCGCAGCAAGAAGTGCGTCAACTTTTGTGAAGGTCAGAACGTCAACGAGATCGCCGCGACGGACCCAATAGACGGATTTGAATTCGTCCTCGTAGACACAGATGGAAGCGCCATCTGGAACTACACTACCGACGGATTCGGAGAAGGGATCAACATGCATAGTTCGCCTTTTTCTTGTTGTTTTATTGGCGATATGTGAGGGCCAGCACGATTAATGCTGGCCCCTTCTTCACTTACTCAACGTCAGCGATCTTGCCGTTACCCGCTTCGTTGCGGCACTCAAGGGTGAGGTCAGTAATAATCATCTTCTTGTCGCTGTCGCCGGTCTTCGCGATGTCGACCTTGCGAACGCCGCGAACTGTCGCAACAGCCCAAAGGGATGGGTCGAATGCGATAACAGTCGTGGACGACATGAAGTGATGCGGGATGATCTGGTGCTTGCCGAAGTCGGAAACGTAGTAATCTACGCCCTGATAGATCGTCTTCGCGTTGGCATCCTGATACTTTGTACCGTTGCCGAGGAAGCCCGAAATCTTCTGCTTCAACTTGCCGGGAGCGATAACGAGAGTCGGATCGCCGCCTTCGTTCCAGACCTTCTGGACCATCTCGTTGAACATGTCCTCTGTGAGGTCACGAACAGTACCTGCCGTAACTGCACCAACTGTGCCGCTGGAGAAACCAGAAGTCGCGCCACCTGCGCCGTGTAGAGCGTTGGTCTTGATCCACGCTTCTGCACCACCGAGTTTGCCCGGTGTGCCGCCTGTACCGAATACCGATGGGTTAGCGGAAACGAGAGACGCTTCGATGTCGCGATTCAGTTCGGCGCCCTTTTTAGCAACCTGGCGTGCGTACTCGTCCTTGGTGCCAGCTGTGTTAACAGCCTGAAGCAGACCCGAAACCTGAACGGTTTTCGTGAATGTCTGTACGAAGTTCGAAATACGATCTGGACCCGTAAGAGTGCCGAAGGAAGCGTCAGCGCCTTCAATAGCTGCGTTGTCCTTGTTAGGAGCATCGAGTGCGTCCTTCAGGAAGAAGTGCTGGGATGCAGTCGCCTTGGTAGAACCGATCTCTGTCTTGAACGGTGTCTTTTCCGGCGAGATGCGGGAGATAACATCTCCGAGGTCTTCTCGCACGTGGGAAACGTTGTTTGTAATCAATGTGGCCATTATTGGCTTCTCCTTATTATAGTAGATGCTTGAGAACGTCGGCTGCGTCGTTTACGGAGCCTGACTTTTTGAGGGCGCTCATCTTGCGTTCGACAACGCTCTGCGAGGACGAGGAACGTGCCGGGGAAGAACCGGGCGTTGCCAGCAGCGGCTTTTCATCCACTACCTTGACGGCCTTTGCCTTCTGCTTCTGCAACTCCTGAAAACGCATGGAATCGTAGAGGATGCTAAACAGAACCGGGTTTGTTTCGCGTTCGATCGCTTCACGAGGAATACCACGAGATTCCGCATACACGGCCAGTTCACGTGCCTTTCCTGTCTCTGGCTTAGCTAGTTCGGGGTGCCATTCATGCAATTGACGCTGGCCTTCCGCCATTGCCTCTTGGTGAACTGTTGCCTCTCGCTCTGCCTTCTGCTTTTCGGTAGCTGCAATCTCGTTGCGGATTTGCTGCTTCTGAGCGTGAATGCCTCTCCACTCCTCGATTTGCCGCACATACTCGACGGGATTATCCACTGAGAGCTGTGCCCAATCGGGTTCTTTGGGGAGGTGCGCTGTAAATTCCCGTTCCAAATTGTAGAGGAATTGCAACGACTGATCGCGAATGACATCAATACCGGCGTCGTACTTTTTGCGTTCCGCAGCCAGTGCTTGTGTCTTTTGCGTATAGTCAGATGTACGCTCGTAACCTTCCTTGAGTTCCTTGAACGACATCTTCTGGCCTTTGACTTCGACCTCCATGTCATCCGAGAAAACAGGCTTGGTGGTTACTTCCTGTTCATCCGCTGCATCGTCTTCCGCTTCTCCTTGGTCGTCGGAGTCCTCAAAGGTTTGCTCGTCGGAGGTTTCAATTGCGTCTTCGGATGGTAGTGAAACCTCGTCGGCTTCGTTCTCAACATCACCGGTCTCGACGGTTGCAGCAATATCGAGATTGCTGTCCAAAAGACCTGAAATGTGGCTCGCAGCATCATTCTGCGAAAGGCCAATTCCGTTGTCGGAGTTGCTGGCGTCTATCATAGGTTTCTCCCATGTTATTGTTTTTATTGCCCGTATTTAGCGGGAAACGTAATTTTACTGCGCGAATAAATCCTTCGCCTTGGCTAGCTGGGCTTCGTTGATGTAAGAGGCGAATTTGCCGCGAAGCCGTGTCAGAACATCGAGTTCCAAACGGAGGCGTTCACGACCCGCAACGTCCTCAAGTGGGCTGCTAGACCACGCATTGAAGAGGTCGTTCATGATCCCTTCCCACGCCGCCTGATAAACAGGGTCACTACAAATCCAATTGGCGGTCGTGCCGCGTGCTATCGTTTCTTGCTCAGTCATTGCGCTCCTTTATTGCTGGGGTGCCATCGGCGGTTGCGGGGCTTTCGGCTGCATAGCTGCGATCTGCTCGAAGCCACGTGCGAGGGTTTCGCGATCAGCGTTGATCTGCGCTTCGACGCGTGCTGTATCGACCTGGGCCGAGTTCTTCGCGCGCTCGATCTCGAAATCCATATCGTTCTTGTCGCGGATGCGGTCGTCTTCCATGATCAGTTCAACCAGTTTGAGGTCATTCTTGGCCTTGTCCGCCGCCGCCTTCTGCGCCGTCGCGTCCTGCATGGCCTTTGCCTGAATCTCTAGTTCGGTAGACTCCTTTGGCTTATCCGGCTGCGGAGGAGCCTTTGACGGATCGGTAATGAAGGCGTCTGGATTCTTGATGCCTGCGTTCTCGAAATACATGCGAGCCGTGTTGTAGATGTTCTGAGGGGTGACGAGGCCGCTATCCATGCCCTGCGCCTGCCACTGCATCGTCTCGCGAAGGACAGCCTGCATATAGTCGCGGTTCATCACGCCGAACGCGACGGTCGTTGTCATGTCCATTTCTGGATCCCAACTATAGAACGGGATTTCCTCATTCGTCAGGCGGGATAGAATCTGCTGCGCTCCTTCCGGATTGCTGCGCAGCTGATCGACCATCACGCGGAAAGAGTAGCGGATGCCGGTATCTGCGAAGAAGCGAATGGACTTCTCGACAATCAACATTTGCGCGTTGGCGTGCTGGCTGAGAGCGGCAGGCGACGTGCTCTGCAAATCCGTTGCATTCATAGCGGTCATTGCAGCACCAACGCCGGTTACGCTGGAAACCTCGTCTTTGATCTGATCCGCAAACTGCATCGAGGGACCGCCGTTGTAAGGCGTGCTGAGGAATTTCACTACCTCGTTCGGGTCTCCATCTACCCGGATAATTCTGCCGGGATGCGGATTCAACAGGTCATCAAAATTCGGGATGGCCTGCATATTGACGGCCTTCTGCGGGTTTACACTTGCTTGCAGACCGTCGATGTTTGAGCGGTAAATGTTGCTGACCAAACGCTGATCGTCACCAACACGGTCGGCAATTCCGTGACCGAAAAGCGTATCCGGCAATGGGAACGGGCAGAATGCCGCGTATGGGTAAAACTTGCTGACTTCCTCTACGTTGAGCAGGACCGGCGCATTCAACAAGTCGCCGGCAATGGTCAGATGTACGTGTTCACGCCAGCCATCGCCGTCAACGTCCAAGCGCATATAGATTTCGTAGACATCTACGTCGTCTTCGACATCGCCAACGCCCTGATCGTAATCGGTGTTCTTCGCTCGCTCCATCGCAATGCCGGTCGTTGACTCGGTTGCCGATGTAACGAGCGCGACCTTCTCTTCGTCGTAACCCATTTCAACGAGTGCAGCGCGAGCCATCACGCACTTATGGCCCTGCAAACGGGCCTCGATGCCGCCGGTCTCCTGAGAGAAACGAGCATCCTTCGAAACGATGAAATCTTCAGGGCGAACGCTCTTAAAGCCCATTCGCCACTGATTATTGCGCTCGCGAACCTTGATATCTCGGAGCATTTGCACCGGCGCGCCCATCTGCGCGAGCAGTTCCGGGGTCATGCCCTGCTGTGTCAATTCTGGTGGGAGTGGAGCCGGATAGGGCTCGCTCCGGCTCATGATCTTCAGATCGCCCGCCTCTTCCTTCGCGACCAACTCGACCAGTTCCTCCTCAGGAACACCCTTGCGCGTTATTGGTGGGTGCCAACCCATCTCCTGATAGAAATAGATGTGTGCAACACCGAGCCCGGTGATCGCGCCGTTCATCAGCCACGAATCCAGCAGGGCGACATATGAGTTCTGAGTGCGGACAAAGAAGTTGCAGGCATCCGTCATCTGCTTTGCAGCTGGCGCGTCTTCGGAGCCAGATGGCAGAAATTCGACGACTTTGGTTTGTCCGTCGAAAACACGTTCGAACTGGCTGACGAAGGTCGTAACCTGCTCTTGCACCATCGGAACAACGTGCTTGGAGCGGCCCTTTAGCGGATCAGGCTTCCCCTTCTCGGCAATGTCGGTGTCGAAGAGTTCTCGATTATAGAACTTGAGGCCAAGTTCGCCCCTGATGGCGATATTGTCCTTCGACCAGTCGGCGGCCTTACGGAGAGGACTGCCAATTCGATTGAGGATATCTTCGTCGGTTAGAGGCTTCGCGCCCTTCTTCTTTGCCATGCATGCCTTTCACGGACACTTTGCGTGCCTCTAGTTCTTGGATCGCTCGGCCAATCGCCTCCGAGGCGTTGTCGATCGCTGCGATCAGCGCGGAATTTTGGTCAGTCATTTGCTCGCTCCAGTTGGCAGCACGAATAATGCTGGCCTGTCTCATATTTATTGGAGGGAGCGAATTTGCCGCTCATTCGTAGTGACGAACGTCGTATTCAATGGGCTTCGACCACGCGGCGTATGCAGTTGCGCTGGATTTGGTGCTCGCAAACGTCAGACAGAACGCGTCCGCAAAGTCTGGCGATCTGCGACCACGTTTGCGGATCGACTTCTTATCCTCGACCTTGATCTTGCCGGTTGTCTCGTACTCGTATGTCGGCAGGCAAAGTTCCGCGATCAGGTCAGGGTGATTGGGGATGCTAACGCCGCCCTCTTCGAACCACTTGCGACCGGCCCACCACAGCTGATCACGCATACGACTATAGAGTTGCGGATCACGTGTTGGGCTATTCTGGGCCATCACCTTTTTGACCGGCAGGCCCATATTCATCAGCATCACATAGACGCCGTAACCGGGGCCGTTCGCGTCAACGCAGATATCCACCGGACGCTGCCCTTTGGGGGTCGCGTGGTATTCATCAAAGACGGCCTGCGCCAGCTGCACGGCGTTGAGATTCGGAAACTCCTTCACACCAGTAACAACATTGTCCTGGCGCTTTACGAGCAC